GACGCTGACCCCGACGTGTATCGGTCCATCCGCGACCGCTTCGAGCCAATCGAGCTACCGCATGTCACAATCGACAACTCGGCGTGGTGGTTCGACACGAAGCGCCAGATGCGAGAGAAGGACGTGTACGAGAGTCCACGGTACTACCGATGACATTCACGTTTCTGGACGATGGCGAGGAGGAGATTTGGCAATGCACGGAGTGCAGTTGGACATGCACGAAGCGGCACTTTAGGCAAGGCTCGCGTTGCTCGCTTTGCCACGGCAAAGCGGAGAAGATTGGCGTGCAAGAATCGTCCAACGAGATGCCTGCCTTCCAGTACCAACAGATTCTCTCCCACCTTGACGAGAACGTGGCCGGTGTCGGCAGTGTGACAATCGACAACATCAAGGACGCTTTCGAGAACGGCGACGACTTCCTCGATGTGGTGCGAGATGCCTACGAAACGCAGGCCTACGAGCCACTCACTGACATTAGCGGCATCGGTGAGTCCACTGCTCGGAAGATAGCTCTTGGCATGGCTGACGAACGAGGATGGGAAGACGGACTGGCTGAATCAAAATTCAAGATAACACAATGACAACATATCTCGTCAGGGCAGTCGCGTGGTATCCACGGAAGACGCCCGATTGGGAAGAAGACTTAGTGGACAGACCGAAGCGACCATCGCCAACACCACCGAGACGCTGGTGTGACACGACTCGTTCAGGACACTGCCGCAACCTTACCATCCCGGTCGAAGCAGAGTCAGCCGAGGAAGCTGAGCGCAAGGCGGCAGAGAGTAAGTACGTCGAGGAATTGCGAGACATCCGAACGACGCGGATGGAAACCATTAAGTAGATGGCCACTCTATTTAGCGTATGACCGAAATCGAAGACCGCGAGCAGATTCAGGAAGCGGTCGAGGAAGTTTGGCCAGCACCGTCATTCCGTCAACACCAGAAGGAGACTATCATCGATATAGTCGAGGCACTGTTCATCGATGGCTACGATGGGGTCGCCCTGTCTGCTCCGACTGGCGCTGGTAAGTCGCTGATTCTGTACGCAGTCAGTAAGGTTCTGGCAGAACTCCGCAAGGAGAAGACCTTCTCCACGACGCCACTGAACACGCTCATCGACCAGATTGAGAACGACGACCTGCTGGACGATGCCGTCACGCTCAAGGGCAAGAACAACTACTCGTGTGTCCATCCCATGGACCGTGGCAAGTCAGTTGACGACGCAATCTGTCAGCGCATGACAGGCTTCGGCTGTGACTACAAGGACCAGTTCCCCGAGAACGGTGGCTGTCCGTACTACGGCCAGAAGGAACTCGGCAAGGTGAGCGACACGCTTGTCACGAACCTGTCATATCTGATGACGAACTCGATGATTCCCTCCGAGTACGGCTTCGAGCCTCGGACGTTGCTGGAGATTGACGAAGTGCAGAACGTCGAGGACTTCGCACTTCAGTTCATTGGTTTCACCATCAACGAGAGCCGCATCCCGATAGACTTCGACAAGATTGAGAGTATTCCCGGCGAGCGTTCCAGCATGGAGGAGATGACCGAGTGGCTCAACATCCTGCTTGGTCAGCTTATCAACAAGTCGAACCGCCTGTCCTCACAGCAGAATCGCACGGAGAGCGAGAACAACGAGTTGAAGAAGCTCAAGCGCATCAAGCATCGAGTCATCAACTTCATCGAGGACCAGAAGAAGGGCAAGCACTGGACGAAGACGCACGACGACGGCAAGGTTCAGTTCGAGCCAGTCTTCATCGGTCGGTTCATCGACAGGTTCCTGTGGAGTCAGGCGGAGAAGTACATCCTGTCGAGTGCGACTATCCCGAAGGGTAGTTTCCTTGAGGAGATTGGCCTCGGTGAAGACGACATTAAGCGAATCAACGTGCCGTCCACCTTCCCGAAGGAGCGCCGTCCCGTGATTACGGACTACGTTGGGAAGATGACACGAGACAAGCGTCGTGAGACGATTCCCAAGATGGTTGACAAGATAGAGGAAATCGCCAATCACCACAAGGGAGAGAGCGGCTTCGTTCACTGTAACAGCTACAACATCATGGAGGCCCTGTACGAGCGCCTTCCGAAGTCCATTCAGCGCCGTACCATGACTCAGGATAAGGACGACCGCCAAGGCTCGTTGGAGAAATGGTTCCGCTCGAACAAGCAGATATTCCTCTCCGTGGCGATGGACGAGGGTATCTCTCTGGACGACCAGCGTGCCCGCTGGCAAGTCGTCGCCAAGGCGAGCTATCCGTTCGTCGGAGACGAGCGAGTCTCGTATCGCCTCAACGAGTTGAACGATTGGGACTGGTACAATAATCAGGCCGCCATCAATCTCCAGCAGGCAGTCGGTCGAGGGATGCGCTCCAAGGAGGACTGGTGTACGACGTACCTTCTGGATAGCTCATTCCAGACCCTACTCAACAGGAACCGCAATTTGTTCGAGGACTGGTTCCTCGAATCGGTCAACTGTGACCCTGCTGACCATATTGACGCCATGGTCCCCGAGACGAAGTTCAACCTGTCAGCCTGACCGAAAGTTTTTTAAGTCTGTGTCACGTATAGTTACACAACAATGGAATACTGTCTTGGTTTGATTGCTGGTGAGGGATGTTTTACTATTGGAGTACGACACGCTGACGGAAAACTTTACCCGTGTCCGAGTGCGGTAGTAAAACTCAAGGATAACGATTATAAGAGCATCTCTCTACTACGTGAGAGATTCGACAACATTGGGAAGATAAATGACATCAATGGGAGAGATATGGTACAGTGGCGAGTGTCTGACAAGGATGGGTTGTCTCACCTTGTAGAAACCATTCGTAACGCTGACTGCAAAGGTTGGGAGTTGAGCCACAAGTACGAAAACTTCCAAACGTGGGCCAAGATTGTTGACGTTTACTGTGATGGTGACACTACAAGTGAGGATGCTGTCGAGATGTTCAGAATAGCGAGGGATAAGTTGAATATGGATAACGGTCGTGATGTTGATTGGGACGCCTACATTTCAGAGGCGAGGCAAAATCCATATGGCTTCATCTGTGGAGCCGAAAAGTCTGCATCAAATGGCGTATGTGAACGTACAGTCCCGTCAGAAGGGTCTACCTGTTGGGACCACTAACCGGAAAACTTATACCGATAGCCCGCCTATTACGACTATGACGATGAACCAAGTCTACCACGAGGTGTACGACTACCTGTATGTCCATGGTCGCTCCGAGTTGGACGAGATAATCGACGCCATCGACAACGACCCGAACACTATCTACGGTGCGTGCAAGCACCTTCGGTGGGACGACTATCTCGGCTGTGACACCTCGACAGAGGAGTGGTGGATTGAGACAGAAGTGCCGGGACTCTGCCCTGAGTGCAACGGCGAGTGTGGCTATGGCGACACTATCGAGCTTGTCTGCACCGAGTGCGACTGGGAGCAGACGTGGACGTGTGGCAACTGTGGAGCCGAGGAACACGACGCCATCGAGTTCGAGGGAGTCGAGATTGACGTGACCTGCGAGAGTGTCTACATCACTCCCGTCGATGGTGGCAACGGCTTCGCCTTCACCCATGGACAGTTCCAGCTAATCATCGACCACTTCGCAGGGAGTGACTATGCTCAGTAGTGTCACTCCGACGATGCTCCTGACTGTCGGTTGCATGATTCTGAACATCATGGTTCTGCCGACGCTTCTTAACGACGAGGCCGCTGTCCCGAGGGCGCAGTCTGTCCCATCAGCGGCGGCCCTCAAGATGATGACAGGAGCGTACCTGATGCTTGGGCTGTGGCTTCCGGCACTGGCAACAGGTATTGGCTCACTGCTGTGGAGCGGTGTTGCAATTTGGAGAAGCGCATGACACGAGAAGATTTAGAGAAGGAAGTTCGTAAACGGATGAACGGAGAGTACGAACCTCAAGAAATTCAGGAAGATATTTGCGAACATTGTTCATCTGCCGTTGACGAGAATCCATACACTGAATCGATACCCGAGCATGGTGGTGAGAGTGAGCATAGAGTAGTGTGGTGTGACGAACAGTGTAAATCCGAGTGGCTTGACGAAAGCCTTAAGTAGATAGCCACCCTCTTACCTAATACGATGAGCGAGACAACTCAGACCGAACTCCGTGACGCTATCAACTTTATGAAGAACGACTCCGGTAGTGGCACGAAGGCTCGCAAGCAGAACCAGTTTACCGAGGTCTACCAGCCCGAAGTTGCACACATCGTGGCAGGAGAACGCTACGATGATGCAGGAGTCGGACCAGCCACAGCACAGTCTGCTACGCAGACTGTATTTCCTGACCTCGACATCGACGCCTTCCCGACGACCAGCGAGGCACTGACCAGCGTTAGCGGTGGAGACAACGAGTCCTTGGACGAGCTTGTCTCCGACCTCGACTCGATTGCTCGACGCTCTGGCAACGACCAGAAGGAGTATCTCGCCTACTGCTTGGAGAAGCACCGTGAGCCGAGCCTCGTGACGCTCGCCCTGTTGGACGACGAGTCCATCGGCCTTGGCACGAGCCAGATGCGAGAGGCATTCTTCGACGGGACGCGAGATGAACGGAAGCGAGCAGAAGCCTTCGTTTCAACTACGGCGGAGTTTATTCGTCTGGCACAGGAGGACAATCTTCCCGACAGTCCGACCGTCAGCGAACCCTTCGAGCCAATGCTGGCAGTACCGGAATCTCGTGGCGAGCCAGACAACGCTGTGAGCCAGAAGAAAATCGACGGGTATCGCCTACTCCTCCATATTGACAACGGTGAGGTAACGGCATTCTCTCGTGCAGAGAACGACGTGACTGAGAGTCTGCCCGAACTGAACGAGATGGACTACCCGCCGGGTAAGTACATCGTGGACTGTGAAGCCATCGCTGAGACAGGTTCGTACTCTGACACCAGTGAGCGTATCGGTCGCTCTGCTGAGAACGTCTCTCGGGGTACGGAGATGCACTTCGACGTGTTCGACATTATCGTGTATCAAGGACACGACGTTTCTGACTCTGCCTTCGAGGACCGCTTCAACATGGCCATGGAGTTCGTCAACGCGACTGACGACGACCGACTCAAAACTCTACCTGTCTGGTACGACGTGGAAGCCGCCAAGGACGCGGCCCTCGAAGCAGGTGAGGAGGGCGTCATCGTCAAGGACAACCGCGCTCCCTACGAGTTCGGTAAACGGTCCACGGCATGGCAGAAGCAGAAGATGGACGACGAGACGTGCGATGTCGTCATCACTGGCTTCATGGAGGGCGACGGTGAGGGGACCGGCACGCTCGGTGCTGTCGAGATTGAGAGTGCTGATGGTGTTCCTCTCGGTCGGAGTGGCTCTGGCTTTACGGACTCTCAACGAGAGGCCGTGTGGAGCAATCAGGACAAGTACATGGGAGCAGTCATAGAGGTCGAGGCACGTGGCCTCGGTACTGGTGACAACCTCCGTATGCCTATCTTCAAGCGTCATCGTCCCGAGGGTGAGGCCGACGACTTCGCCCGCATCGAGGAAGTGATGGATGATGTCTGAGCTTGCCAAAGAGCTTGCGATGGAACGCCTGAAACGAGAGATGGAGCTGAACTACAAAGGCTTCGAGGAGCTTCGACCTGACATGGCGAAGAAGATGTGCGCCAAGGAGTTCGTCGCAGACGCTTGCCGTCTGCTGATTGCAGACGAGGAGCTATAACCAAAAGACTTAAGTGGGTTGGGACACAATAACATGGTATGTCCACGACAGATGCGGGCAGTGCGTTCTGGACAGAGCAGGAGAAGTACCACGAACTGGCCAAGGCCTTCGAGCAGAACATCGAGGTGACGCACCCGAGCGGCGCTTCGTGCTTCTGTGGTGAGAACTGTCCTTGGGCCGCGACGACAGTGACGTACTTCGAGTACAACGGACCCAAACTATGAAATCACCAGACGACGCAAGCTTTCAGCAGTGGAACGAGAACCCTGAACCATCCGTAGGGACGTTCGACCCAATGACGATTCTCGATACAGGCGGGAGCTACGACGCTTATCTGTGGCACTCGCAGGAGGCATCGGAGCAGTGGCTTGCCTACGACGGTAATCTCGTAGAGATTACCGAGTAACCGCAAAGCTTAAGTGCGGATAGCTCGTCTATTCGCGTATGGATAGTGAGGAATGGCAAAAGACGCGAGCGGAAGCAGACATCGCAGAATTTAAGAACGCAGTCGAAGAAGCGACAGTCGAGACTGTTGACGTACCGGCTGGTCGCAAGGACGTAGAAATCGCCTTCGAGCGAGACAGGCTCACTCTTTCTATGGATGACGTTATCGACATGACAGAGAGTGAGTACTATGTCGAAGGCTAAGTGGTACTGCCATGGGTGCGAGACGCATGGCGGCGGTAGTCCTAACTATATGACCATGCAAGAACATATCGACTTTGCTCACGACGGCGGAATCGTGAGGATGGAGAAAGTTTAAGTACCCGTATCCCCTATTACGAGTATGGACATTGAGAACTTGGAATCGCTCGACATTGAGCTTCCATCAGAGTTTGACGGTCTACCCGTCTTTCTTGTCGGCGGCGCGACAAGGGACTGCATCAGAGGCCTCGAACCAAAGGACTATGACCTAATGGTCGCTGAGGTGACTCCATCGGAGATGGAGTCGCGTGGCTTTCTGGAGATAGACAACGCCAACAACGATACATTCGCCGTCTTTCAGGACAGTCTTGGGCGAGAGGTTGCTATCGCCAGAGAGGAAGAGTCTACCGGTGACGCCCACGACGAGTTCGCTGTCGAACCTGTACCAGCTTCGGTAGAAGCTGGTGAGGCAGTCTCTCGTGACCTAAAACGTCGAGACTTCAGTGTGAACGCAATGGCTTTCGACGTTCGGTGGGAAACGCTTCACGACCCACATGGTGGGGTTCAGGACTTAGAGGATGGAGTGCTTCGTGCAGTTGATGAGAGTGCATTTCGCCAAGACCCATTACGCATCCTTCGGGGTGCAAGATTTTCCGCACGCCTCGACGCAGAAATCGAGCCTGCCACGAAGTCGCTAATGACGAATATGGTCAGTGAGCTTGATAGTCTTCCACAAGAGAGGGTAAGAATGGAACTTGAGAAGTGCTTGGTTCAGGCAGATGAGCCGAGCCGGTTCTTCCGAATCCTCGATGACATTGGTGCGTTGAAAACAACGTTTCCCGAGCTTCATGAGCTTAAAGGTGTTCCAGCAGGACCACCAGAATACCATCAAGAAGGCGACTCGTTCGACCATACGATGATGGTGTTAGATGAGATGAAGAAGCTCCGACCAAATGATGAATTAGCTCTGTTAATGAGTATCAGCCACGACATGGGCAAGGCGGCCACTGAGCAGAGTCAGTGGCCGAACCACCCTCGACACCAGATGACCGGTGTTCCGATATTGAGGGACATGGCCGAACGGCTCGGTATGTCAAACGAGCAGGAGAACGCTATGGTTGAGGCCTGCCGTCTGCACATGCGCTTCCACGACGTGGAAGACCTACGTTCTTCGACGGTCGTAGACATGTGGCAGGAGATGCGCAACTTCCATCGACTTGTGTCTCTCGCCGTAGCCGATAGCCGTGGGCGGGAGCCTGCTGGTGAGTTCAATCGTGAACTCTCCACCGATAGGTTCGACGCGGCACGTCGAGCCTGCGACGAGTGGACAGGCCAGCGCCTTATCGAAGAAGGGCACGACCCTGACGACATGGGCGGCGAGCAGTTCGGCAACCTGCTCCACCAGAAGCGTGTCGAACGCATGAGGGAACTGGAAGATGATTGAAGTTCTCGTCATGCCATATTTAATGGGGTCGTATATCACGTTCATGTTGTGGCCACCACTGCGCGGATTCGGTGATGGAGCGAGCATGGTCAAGAAGGAAGATGAGACAGGCCTCGAAGTCATCCGTAAGTGGCTGACGGCAAGCCTGTTCTGGCCTGTCACGCTCGGCGTGGCGCTGTATCGATGGGCTGTCGGATACGCTATTCCATGGCTCACTCAACCGAAGAATGAGTGACGACTGGCTACCGGAACGTTTATTAAGGTAGCACTCTTTTCTTTGGACGTAATGCAATTCGAGACTCGCTACGATAAGCGAACAGACATGGGTGGCATCGAGACTGTCGTTGAGACACACGAAGTCTCCGAGGACGAGATTGCAGAACTCCTCGACATGGCACTCGCTGGCTCCCTCGATGGCGTCAGTGCAGAGACTATCCAGACAGAGATAGAGCGGCGTTCTGAATAGCCCGATAGACTTAAGTAGATAGCAACTCAATAGACTAACGTAATGGCAAACCGAGAAACTTGGCTCGAACAGAACTTCACGCTCGTCGTCATCAGTGTCGTGCTGATGGTGTTCGTCGTGGCTCCGCTCGTCTGGACGTTCTGGCTCGCACCGACTGTGTTCACTAACAACGCGGAAGCTGGTCAGGACATCGCGGAAGATAGCAT